GACGTAATAACCACCTAACTCTAAGCGTAAATCGCCTAGCGGTAGTATTACATATCGTTAAACTTCGTGCCATTCCTTACCTTGAAACAATAAAGATTCTGCCTCTCTTCTGCGAACCAAACCGTTCAAAACTTCGCCGTTAGATTTATTCCATCGGCGCATTTGTGCGGGCACTTCATCGTAATTACTCTCGTTTAAAACTTTTAACATGGTTGATGATTTAAGGTTGGTTGGCCCTAAATTATAAGTCCAAGCAACTAACGCATCGTATTGTGATTGATCTAACGGAACTTCTACCAATTTGTCGACGTATTCTTCAAACTCTAATAAATCCTTATCAAGCATTTCTTCCGCCATATCCTGTGTAATCGACATACCTTCAACCACGTTTTTAGTCGTGCCGTAACCGACAGTCCAAACTCCCGCCGGACATAAATAACTTTCTAGTTCGCAACCCTCAAATTTTTTTATCAAAGCTTTGCCTTCCGCTGAGGTTTTCATGTGTTCTCCTATTTTGTAGTTACCATGCGGTAATAAACTACCACTTCTTTGAGTTCGTTTACATACCTTTTAAGTTCTTGCATGTTGTAAGCCATGAGCTCGTAGTCAGGGACAGACATGGCTACAAACACCAATCTGCCTTCTTCTTTTTCTACTCTTTCTAAAAATGTATCTAAATTTTTATCCGATACCACATACCAATAAGGATTTTTTAGATCTAGTCCTCTGGGTAATATTGGTTGTGCTATGGTCCTTTCTATAGGTTTAGATACAACGTCAACCTTTTTAGGAATCAGGCCGCAACTGTAAACCGTCATCAAGACTGTCAATATTACGACTGTCTTGTTCAATGCTTTCAAATACTTCTTTTGTGCCATTGTTTACTCTCGTTTCTATTAAGCCTGGTTTTGCCGCAGCAAGTTTGCTTAGATTATGTCTTTTGAATATATCAAGGTATCTATTCATTTCTTGTTCTATTTGTTGATTTTTTCTTTGGATGTCTAATAACCCTTCGGTTTGTACCTTAAAGTCATCTTGCAAAGATTTAATAGCTGCTTTTTGTTCTTGATCGCGTAGTTCAAATGCTTTGTTCAAACTAGATAAAGATTGGTTTTGATAATACAAAAAACCACATAAAGAAAACAACACAACAATTACGCCTAAAAATACCTTTGTCATGGTTTACAATTCTAGTTTTTATCCTGAGCTTTGTCTAATGACAATCGTTGAGGAGCTACCACCGTTTACTTTGACTTCGTTGACAACGCCGTTTTGTTCTAACACAACCGTATAGCTATTGTCGCTATCTATATTTATGGCGGCGCTTGATCCTACTGCTCTGGTCATTTTTATTTTTTCACCTGTAACTATGGTTGTTATTTGAGTTTTTGTGTCTTGTCCTACTAATGTGCCCTTGATATTTGTGGATGTTGCCACTTGTGCAAGCTGGTCTTCGTCATCTATCTTGTCCAACTCGCTAATAATATCTAACAGATCTTCCAAGAAATTTACATTAAGCGCGTCATAATCTAGTTCGGTAAACTCAAGACCTTCTTCGCCTAAGTTTTCTTCTGCTAAGTAATCAATATCTAGCTCGTTAAAATCTAATATTGGATCTACGCTATCTGTAGATTCTTGATCTTCTATAAAATCTTTAGTTTTTTTCGGCGGCGATACGATAAGCATGTTATCTATGAAATCTAACGATAAATCTAAAATAACCGGATCTGTAGGTGCCGTGTCTAAAGTTGTCGTTGTGGTGGCCTGAAATGCTTGATTTAGTATTACGGTGCCCATGTTTGTAGTCACTGATATTTCACCGGATGGTGCTCCGTCTTGATCCGGTAATAATATAAATAAAGACTCTGATGTATCTGGATTTACTGTGACGCTAAAATCCGTACCTCTAATACCTACCGTAGCAGAGTTGGTTCGCAGCACCATGTTTTCTTTTGCTACTTTACCTGTTAGGCCCGTAGTAAAACGTGCTGTACCTTTTAAAAAATTCACTGCAAGTTTGGATTTAGATGGGTCGGGGTCAAAAACAAACTCGTCTATGATAACCGTAGAGTTTTCAGTAATCTTTATGGTAGTGTCGTCGACAAAGCGTATACCCATACGACCTGCCTCGGTTTGTGCCTTGTCGTAAGATTGAACTACAAAGTCAGGCGTGGCCGCAAACGCCTCGTCTCTTTCGATTTGTGCAAAACCTGTTACTTCATTAACAGATCCTACGTCAACAGCTTGTAGCGGTTCCTTGGTCGTTTTGGATAATGCAGAAAGATCCATTTGAGCCTGTGCTAATGACCCGTAACCAATCATTATCCAAAGTAGATGCTTGCGTAACATTCAAAGTCCTTGAGCCGCCCGTGTGATCTAAATAAAAGTAACCGCCCTGATAGCCGTCGCCGTTATAATTAATCGTATTATCCGATCCGTCTATGTCCATGTAATTGGTGGCTAGATCCACGTCAATATCAGAATCAATCGTGTTGTTAGAGCCGTTGATTATCCAATCTAAATCTAGTGTCGACGCCATAGCGTTTGTGGCTTGATCTAAAGACATATCGTTTGAAGATCCTGTGACTTGTATGTTGATGTTACTAGAATCAGCTCCGTAGGTGTTGCTTGGATCCGTTTGAATATCAAAAATATTAGAATCGCCGGTAAACTCAAAAAAACCGGTATAAGTATCTGCGTAAATATCGCCTTTAAATAAGTTGCTAGATCCTATTTGGTTAATGTCTAAGGTCATTGTTACGCCGTCTAAATCTAGCGGCGTCATGGTGCCTGATACAGCGTTTGCACCACCGATTAAGTTGCCAGATCCTAATTGCTCAACGTCTATGTTTATGGTGTTACCTACCTGGTCAATGCTAACTTCATTGTCCGTTGCATAGGCAAAACCCACAAATAGTAATAAAAAATATCTAATCATTTTTGTAACTCCAATAGCCTTTTATTATACCTTTTTCGATGTTCTTTAATACAGCAACCTCTATGGCAGATTGTAAGGCTAAGGTTATAGACTCGTTCTCAACATTTCCGTTTTCGATTTCGATAAGCTCAGTATTGTTTCTAACAAATCTAAATATGTCCTCGTTGATGCCTACGCTCAATATGCTTTTTGTGGTTGTAACCTCAGTCAATATTCTGCCGGTCAATACAGATATGAAACGCAAACTAACGGTAACGGTATCTTGTCGATACTGTCTGCTCATGCCTATGCCTAAGACTCTGCCACCTGTGCCGCCTGTTCTTATGTTGCTTTCGTAGCTAACGACTGCGCCTTCTATAATTAAGCCGGCAAACATCAAAGCTTTCAGTTTTTGCGGTTCTTTGAAACTTTCTCTGGTAGATCTTATGAGTTGTCTTTCTTTACTAAGGTTGTCGAGGCCAATGCGTTCAACCACCTCGAAAAAATTACCTTGTGCGGTGTTTTTTAAAGTCTGTATTAACAAAGTGTAAGGCGCTTGAGTGACCGCCGTGCTAAACGTAGCAAACGCGCTGTTACTACGTCTTTGTCCGGTTTGATCTAAAAAAGAGCTTGGATATACCGCAACCACAGGTTTTACTTTTGGCTCTTTTAGATTCCATAACTCGTCGTTTAGGATTGACGCTACTTCGGCAACGCGCGTTATCTGTAAATTATCTAGGGTGTATTCAGAGTCTAATAAGACGCAACTAGAACTTAAAACTGTTAAGAGGGAAAGTAATAGTAGTTGTTTGACCGTTTTCATCCGTGACTATAAGTGTAATAAACTCTTCATCTACTTCGTATTCTATCGTATTACCTTCTAATTCTATGGTGCCAGATGTTTGTGGATTTTCGCCAAACAAACTTTCTACCAACTGTGAGCTCAATCTTGCATAAACTCTACTCTCTAAATTTCTAATAAACCTAGCTAACGTCGTGTTATCTGCGTCTCTTTCCGCCTCTTCTATTGCTGCTTGTTTGGCATCGTCGATAGCTTGGTTTCTGGAGAACTGTTGGTTTTCTATCGTGAGGTAATGTTGTGAGGTATTAATACCGGAAAAACTTGGTGATTTAAACTC